CCGTCAATGGCATCCTGCTCAGGAGCAATATGCTCTTCGATCGTAACTACGTGCCGCATCTCTCCCGCGTTCATTTGAACCTGTCCACTCGGTACTGAGTCAGCAAATTACGAGTCAAGATCGGGACTTCAATCATATTCGTATTGTCCGCAACTGCTTCACGGTGCTCGTACCAGTGCCCGCAAATTTGCATGAACGCTACTTTAATTACGGTCGGCACTGCGGAAGCTGCACCATACCCAGCGTTAAACTTGACCTCGACTGCGTTCCGAATATCCCGCGTATCCGGATAGGTCTTATCCCACGCTTCGAAAACACGACCTCTTAACAGTGTCGAAAACTTGTCCACTGTATAATTGCTAATGTCCCACGTAATTACGTTGCCATCTGGCGTATCCGTGTACTTTACCCACGTTAGCGCTTTTAACGGAGGCCGGGGGAGTTCAATCACTTCTCCCCCTGCCGGGAACTTGTCAAGCCAGTACGTCCAAGTCTGCGTAATGAACGCACGCCCCAACATCCGCTCCAAATGTTCCCGTACGCCCAAGATAAGTAAGTTCAAAACCGTATCGTGTGTTGACCCCACGATACGCAAGTGTGACTTCAACTCGGTCAGTGTGACCGGCTCAGTAGTCGGAGCAGTAATCAGTTCAAGCTGGCTCATATCAGCGCCTTGTCACCATAGTTTCCCGGCCACGCCGTACCGCTTTTTCCAGTAGTTCAGCCCAGCCGCGCTCAACTGCTTCCTGCGCTTCATCAGCAGTAAGATCAATTTCAGTATGAGAGGGAGCAATTCCCCCAGCGGTTATTAAGCGAGAGTGCGGGCGTGTAAGCACCCACACAGTTTTAGTGTGCTGCTTTCGCTTCCACATTGAGAACTCCAAAGTAAGAAAGCCGAGCGGAAAGTTTTTACCTTCCCGCCCGACTACCACTAACAGGGAAGCTAGATTGCGCCCTCAGCAGGCGTAATCAGCAGCTTCGAGTTCTTCAGGGTCGCGTCCACTGTGACCGGCGCAGCAATGCCGCGGTAGCGAATCGCAAGAATCGCTTCCACGGTACTATTCTGCGTCGCCTTATTGATGGTAGGCCGCAACCACTGCTTTGTGGGCCGAAAAATGTCGAGCAAGAAGATATTATTATCTTCATTGTCGGCAATCACAACTTTCGACCCTTTCAGTGCATCCGTCGGAGACGATGTACTGCCCTGGTCAGCAGAAAGTGACTGCACTCCACCGGCCACAACTGCACCAATGTGAACGATGAAAACAACTCCATCCCAGCCCGCCATATCAACCGCGGCACCGTTAACTTCTGTGATGCCGGCAGCCGACGCGCCCGCGCTGCGACTGAACAACAGATTCTTAGACAAATTCATAACGTTCTCCTTTGCTAGCGCGAGGCGCTAGTCAACCTTCGCGCGAGCAAACGCCTCTTCCAAAACGGGGGCGCCGTCGGTTTCGAATCGGCCAATGAAGCCGATCTGGTTGGTCGCGGCGTATAACTCTTCGAGCCGCTTCAATTGGAAGTCGAGCGCATCGGCAATCCAGTACTGCAAGAAGTCGCCGAACACCGCAACGTATTTACCAGTGGTGAACGTGTTGGGAGCAAACTCAGACAAATGAAACGGCCGCCCAAGCAACGTATCCGGTGAAGCAGCTTGATCGGGTGAACCCGCCAAACCGGGTTGCCAAATGTACTGTAGGTCCGAAGTCTTGAGCTTCCGAACCTGAGTAAGCAAGTCATTGTGGAAAATCCAACGAGAACGCGGCCAGTACTGAGGCTTGACCTTAACCTTCACGTCGATAAGTAAGTCGCCAGTCACTTTCTGTATTGCAGTCGCAACCACGTCGCGGCTTGTGCTAATTCCGTCCGCGTGCGCAGTGAATACTCCAAGCGGCTGTTGTGTTCCAGAGCCAGACAAATACGCCTTCTCAAGCGTAACTGAGAACTTATAGGCCAAGCGAGCCGCAACCAGCGCTTCAATGTCCATCGCGCCAGCGCGAATCAGCTTCTCCGACACCTTCAACAGCTTTGCAAGAGGATGCGGTCGGAATTCCCGCTTTCCAAAAGCCATCGTGGAATCTTCGGAGCCAGTCAGAATTTCCGCAGTCCAATCAGCGTCCGCCGGATCCGCAGTCAGCTTTGGAAACCCAAGAGTCTCCGCTGAAGGCAACTTGTGGATGGTGGCAAAGCGCCGCATGAACACTTCGTCGTCTACCGCCTGAATCAGCGTAGCGACAAACTTCTGCGGAGTCACAAGAAATCCGCCAGTGGTATCCGAATCGGCCTGCAAGGCGCGCAACTCAGCTTTGTCGCCAGAGCGCAGATAGCGCGCAAACGCTATCCGATACTCTTCCGTGGCGTGAGGCGCAACGTTCTTCTGAGCGCCGTCCGCCGTGTGGTCGTCTGCGTTTGTGATACGGCCATCCGACGCCGCAAGTTTCGCTTCGGCGGTAAGCTGTGTCTGGCGAGTTTCAACTTTTGCACCCAGCTTATCCACCTCGGCCATATGCTTATTCCAAGAAACCTGCTCTTCGGAGGTCAATTCACGTTTCTCTGTGTCCGCTTTGTTCAAGATGGTCCGTGCATCGGCTACCAACTTGACGCGGCGCTCTTTCATTTCGAGAATTTTCTTCATGTCACTCTCCTCTACTTCTTTTTTCTTCCTAGAGCGTCGCCGCAACAAGTCGCAGTCGGCGTCTAAGGCTAACTACTGAAAAAACAATCGGTTCATCCTCTTCGGGCAGAGGATCCTGTTCACCTGGAAGCACACCTGCCATATACTTTGCAGCGCTCCAGATAATCTTGCGGTCACCCTCCTGTGTCTTCAGCTTGTGCTCTGCCCGAACCAGCGCAGCAAAAAGCTGCTTCTGGTCAATCGGCGCGAAGCTGAAAGCCTCCAACGACCGGACGTGCGCGTCAGTTTCCTCAAAAGCAGGAAAAGCAACCACGGAAACGTCAAACAACTTGACGCTCTGAATGATACGGAAGTTCTCTTCGTTAATGGTCTTCCATTCCTGGTCCGTTACGAAAAACCCGAAGGACATTCCGTCCAGGTCGCCGCGCTCCAAGCTCGTTACCACGTCGCGGCCGGCCTGTGTATCAGGGACATCAATTTCCGTTCCCAGCCCTTTCTCATCTTCCTTCAGGCGCAGCGTCTTCGCGGATGAGCGCCCTAGGAGCAGGGACGGGTCATGATTAATAAGTGCGCGAACATCATCCTTCTCGCGCAATGTTTTGGTGAACGCGCCGGGTTCGATAATTTCCTTCCACCCGCCCAGATCGACGGACTCGGAATTAAAAACTGCGGCATGGCCGACAATCATCGGCTCGCCACCGTGCCCAGTGCGAATCTCCACACCGGGAAACGCTCTACTGCGTTGAGTCAACATTTTCGAACTCCTTTTCAAGGTCTACCAAAATTGCGCGCATGCTCGTTACACTTGCCTTCGTAACGAGTGTACCTGCAGGAACCATGTTCAGCGGCTGAAGATAAATATCGCCGGCCGGAATCGCATTCTTGTTTTCCGCTCGCCGAATGTCATTAACACTCATCCAGCCCCACTGACGGGCAATTGCATATGCAGCAAAGCGACTCGTAATATCACCGCGCAGTAGCCCATCCACCAGAAACTCAACAAAAAAACGCTTACTCGCTTGCGGCGTAATGAACAGCTTCCGATTCAACTCCTGCTCCCAGCGCCGCAACCACGAAGTCAAGCTAAAAATCACAAACTCCAAAGACTGCATTTCAATGTTCGAAAACGAAGACTTCGAAAGGTCGCCGATCATGTGCGGCGGCACGCGGAAGATCCGAGCAATTTCTGCAACCTGAAATTTCCGATGCTCTAGAAACTGCGCGTCCACAAGCGGCATAGTCGTCGGCTTGTACTTCATACCCTCTTCAAGAATCATCATGCGGTGCGCATTGTCAAGTCCCTTATGAAGAGCATCAAGACTCTTGCGCAATTCATCCGACGCTTCCGGTCCGATCACATCTGGGTGCTCCAACACGCCGCCAACCATCGCACCATTTTTGAAGAACTTTCCGGCGAACTTTTCCGCGCCCAAGCCCAACCCGATGCCTTGACGCGCCATTGCAATCGGCGAGTAGCCCCGAATGCCGTCAAACCCAAACGCCGGAATGTGAAGCACCTGCGCAGGCTGCAAGACGTGTTGCCCGCCCTGCGGTGAAGTCACTAAATAGAATAGCTTACCATTCTTAACTTGCGCCTTAACACGAGTAGGCAACAGCGGCCACAGCGCAACCACCTCACCACTCCCATTCCGCTCAATTTCAGCGTAAGCATTCCCCCATCCACATAAGTGGCCCTGCAACGTCTCACGGAAAACTACCGAAGACATGAACTCATTCGGCGCATCATGCAAAAGCCGAAATACCGGGTGGTCTACTGCGCGGTCCTTCCCTTTCTTTGTACGCTCATACGTAATAAGAGGGAGCATGCCGACCGATTCAGACAGCAAGCGAGTCGCACTAAAAACCGCGCTGAAAGTCAACGCGCTCTGCTCTGTAACCTTGACGCCCGAGTCCGTTGCCTGCCCGCCAAGTGCGTCCGTTAGCCAAGAGTCAACTACGCGAGGATGAACGCGCAAAGTCAGAACGCGCCAAGCAATCTGAGCGCGCTTGTAAATAGCATTAATCGTCACGCTTTTATTACACCAAATTCGATAGGCCAAAGGTGGCCTACTGCTAAACTACTATTAGGCCGCGGGTTGCATAAATGGACTTCTTAAAAAGGGGCGTAGACATTACACGAAAGAGCGCTGTGCAAAGTGCCGCCATCCCATCAATACGCTCAATTGACTTATCCTTGTCGGGCTTCAGGTCGCCGGCGGGGTTCTGCGCCACAGCCAAGTTACCCGCCATCCAATTTAAAATCGGGTTGTCACCGTGCTCGATTCGCTTATCCAAAACCAGCGTAAGCAGCTCTTTAGTCGGCGCGGACATAGAAGCAAACCCTTGGCCGACCAACGCCACCTTCAAGCCCGCCTGTTCGAGCTTTTGTGAGATCTGGAGCGCATTGTAACGGTCAATGCACAGCTCTTTCATCTGGTAGACCTCAGCTAGCCTCAAAATCTCTGCCGCGACAAACTCATAATCAATTGCATTGCCGGGAGTAACGAAAAGAATACCTTGATCCTTCCAAACGTTGTACGGCATACGGTCGGACATACCGCGTTTCACAACGGTCGCTTCTGGAAGCCAAAAGCGCGAAATGACTTTAATTGTGGTTTTACCCTCTTTCCCTTTAATAGGGAAGAGCAGGGTCAAAGCAGTAAAGTCCGTTGTGCTCGACAGGTCAAGGCCAGCCCAGCACGGTTTACCTTTCAAGGCCTTCTCATTGACGTTACCAGCGCACGCCCGCCACGCTTTCATGTCAAGAAAGCGCTCGGATTGCTCTGTCCACTGATTCAAACGCAGCCGCCGGAACGCATTTTGGAAGCCGGGAGACGACAGCGCCCGCTTGCGCTGCGTTTCCAACTGCTCTTCAGAGACTGATACGCCCAGATTCGGATTAGCTTTGTAATACTTTGACGGATCCGCCCAGTCGTCTTCGTCGTCCAGAGTAGCGATAAAGGCAAAAAATTCGTTGTCATCAACCGATTCCTCAAGTACACGTACCGCATGGTTGTGCTTTTCCCAGCAAATTGTATTGCGATCGTAGCCGGCAGTTGTAATTGAGAAGAGCAGGGGCTGAGTTCGCGAGCCTGTGGCCGTTTCTAGCACATCGTAGACGCGGCGGTTTTTGTGGGCGTGCAACTCGTCAATAATTGCAGCGTGCGGGTTCAAACCGTCAAGCGAATCGGCGTCAGCGGCTAGCGGCTCGTACTTTGACCCAGTATGCGGAACATGAATGTTATTCCGGAGCACACGAACATATCGGCGTAGGCCAGGGGAGCTTTTAACCATCCGGATCGCTTCTTGGTGAACAATGTTGGCTTGATCCAGCTTAGTAGCTGCGGAATACACTTCGGCCACAGGCTCGCCGTCTGCAATGGTCAAATAAAGCCCGATCATTGCGGCCAGAGTGCTCTTGCCGTTTTTGCGAGCGACTTCGTTGTATGCGTCACGAAACCGGCGGTAGCCGTTGTTCTTCCGCACCCATCCAAACAACGGTTCAATGATATCTTCAGATTGCCACGGCTCAAGTACGAAAGATTTGCCAGCCCAAAGCACGCCCTTCGAGTGCTTGACCATTTGGGAGAATTTCAAAACACGGGCAGCGCGCTCTTTGTCAAACCGGTAGGGGAACCAATCCCAGTGCTCATTCCCACGGTCCCGCGCTTGGCGTTCACGCGAAAGCTGCACTAGCCGGCATTGTTTGCTAGTCGGATAGTGGACTTTTAACGACATAAGGCTTTTCTCCAAACAAAAACACGGCTGCGCTGTCTTCCTCGTCCGTTAAAGGCGTACGCAGCTTAGAGCGAGCTGCCGGAGTAAAGCCAAACGCGTCCATATAACGTTTCATAATGCCCAGGGACTCGTTGACCATGTTACACTCAGGCCGCTTCTTCATTAAGCCATCCTTGCTCTCGTAACTCATACCAGATTCGGCGATAATATCTTGAGCATCGCGGAAGTTTTGGTAGGCAATACAGTACGCTACCATAGCCGTTTCGTCCACGATTGTCAGCAAACCTACCCGGAATGCCTCGGGAACTACCCGATTCCACTCCTCTTTCGCGTAAGTTCCTAACCAGTTTGGTGGAGAAGGTTGCCTTTTCTTGAAATTTGGCTCCCTTTTGTTCTGTTTTTGAGCACCTTCAAGTTTTCGGACCGCTTGAGGCTTCGCGGCCGGCCCATGCTCACCCATTACTACCTCCTGTATCGTATTCCCCTTTTTTGGCTTTTTGGGAATCCCATTTTAGCCCTCAAAACGGTAAAAGCCGAAAGCCCTTTTTTTGGCTTTTTGGGAATCCCATTTTAGCCCTCAAAACG